TCAGTCAATGCAGTAAAAACCACATCATCATTGACTACCAAAAATCTATAATTTGTCGCAATAGTTCCAGTCACAACCGCACCATTGTCTGCATATTTTCCGCCTTTTAAAGCAACTAATTCTTCTATCGTCATTTTTTAAATACTTTCTCTAACACTATATTCCATGATAACTCTTGCACATTGTGAAGTGCTATCAAATAAAATCTCTTGATTGGACAAATAAATTTGCTGAATTGTTTTGCCACCGCTTACACCTTTGAATCGATTTAAAATCAAATCAATTTGGTCAGCAATATTTGCAGCTTCAGCAAAGCCACCATTACCATCTTTGACTTTACTTGCAAAAATATTAATTTCAACATCGTGATTAATTATCGAGTATCCATCCTTAAAGTTCTCAGGTGTGGATTGTTCTGTTATTATAACACGTGGAAACAAATTTTCTTGTGCAGCAAGTCCATAGTTCAATTGCTCAACGATACTCGTTATTGATGAAACATTAAGCAATTGATAAATAGCACCCCCAATCATTAATGCAAATTTGTACTATTAATCAAATTTATTTGTGTAAACTTTTTTACTTTGTTTTGCAGTTTTTGATGCGTTGCATGATCTACACAATGCTTGAAAATTATTTTCATCCCATTTATTACCACCATCAGACACTGGAACAATGTGGTCAGTGTAGTATGATGATTGATGACAATCCACAACCTCACACACTGGATGTTGCATTTTATAAGCAAGTGATAATTTTCGCCAACGTGATGTGTTGTAAAACTTCAAATCTGCTTGGTCCTTCAACCAGTTCTTTTTTTTCTTTGGTTTATCCTCTTTAAACGAATAAACTTTGTGCGGCATTTTCGGCATAATTATGGATTAAAAGTGTTGCCTTGTATAGTATGATAGTCACCATTTTGATCACGCCAATAAATGTGTCTTTCATAAAACATAAATTCACCATTCTTAAAATAATCACCACCACCGCCACTTTCTGAAGTTGGTGGAAGTGCATTGCCTTTCATTTGAAATAGGTCTGCACGTACTTTGTTTGATTCAGTGACTTCACCTTTTTTAAACACAGGAATGTCACCTTCGTTAATTGGATAGGTTGTTTCCTTTTGAACAACTTGAATGAATGTTGCATTTGGAAGAACATCCGCAGTTACTTCAAAATAATCCGTTTCATTGTTATTGTTTGAGTTTATAACGCTTAAAATATCACCTTTATAAATCCTATTACCTTCATATGGTGGAATGTTTATTTGTTGAACAACGTGATTATCAGGAAAAAATCTTTCTACATAATCAATCCCTTCAAAAACACCACCATCATCAACCACTCTATTTTTTTGAAACACTGCATATGTATCTGATGAATTTAACATTGGAGTAAGTTCTTCAACGCCTCTGTAAATTTTATTTGTTGTGTTTGCTGATTCCATATCTCGATCATCAACAACATCTTCTTTGTCAACAACATCACCAATTTTTTTAATTACAACATCTTGCCTTGCAGATATTTGTTCAAACCATTCACCATCAATTTGGTCCATTTCGTAGTTTCGTGTGCAACCACTAAACACATAAACCTTGTCATTGTATGCAATTGAATTGAATGGATAGTAATCGCCCACCAGACCAGTTTCAATTTTCTCCAATGGTTTTGTTTGAAGTGACATTGCTTCCAACACACGTGCATAAGAAAGGAATGGATCGATTTGGTCAAAATCACACAACCAGTTTGTTGATTCAACCAAACTAAATGATTGTGTATTGTTGTAGTTTTCATCAATCTGAATTTTTGCAAGTGTTGATGTTTTAAGTGCAGAATCTACAATCAACAATGGATCAAGTTCAACTTCTTTTGTAAAAAATCCGCTTGGATTTTCAACCTCCAAAGTCATTTTATTGTTATCTGTTTTTTGTTCTTCAGGAAATCTCACTTGTATTCTATCAATTACAAATGCAGTTGAATAATCAAGTGATGTATCATCGTTTATATGGTCATCAGCACCAATATAGTTAGGAGTTATTTTTAAAGTAAAGTTGCCATCAAAATCAATTGATGGTGTATTAAACACAAGAAAAGTTTGTCCATTTGTATTTTTGACAATCTTTGTCATTTTTGAGTTTGGAGAACTAACCAAGCTATTTTTCCACTCCCCATTTATATGTGGTGCATTACCTACACCATGAAGTTTGTATTCGTTTGTAAATATTTCAACATCAACTTGGCAACTAAAATTTGGTAAATTATTAAATGGTTCACCTCGTTCAGTTCTTAATCTCATTGAAACACGAATATTCTCAATTCCGTTTCCTTTTATTGTTCCAATATTTACTTCACGTTCGTTAGGATTTAGGTCGATTGAACTTAACGTGTGACTTTTAATTGACATAAAATCAATTGGAAGTTTACCTTCAATGTGTTGCTTTGCTTCTAATCTTGTTCGATATGCTCCAGCAAAATATCCAAATGTTCCACCAGCTAATATGTTCAAATCCTCACTACCTGAATTGCCGACAGTTTTTTGGTGTGAATATGTGTCATCCGTATATGTACCATCCTTTAAATATTCACGATATTTGATTGAACTTGAATCAAAATTTCGTACTTGCTGAATCCAATATATGCCTTTTGCAATATATATACGACAACTAAATAAATCCATTAATCCTTTCAGTGCATCATAATATGATATGAATTGTGTTGGTGTTTCGTTTGTGTCGCCAATAAATAAATTGTCAGGAATATATGTATAATCAAGTGGCGAATCATCCGTTGTTGTTGTTGCCTGAAGTACCTTTGATTGATATTCAATTGATTCACGAATGTAAGCATCTGATGCACCCCAAAATTGTTTTAATCCAAGAATGTCAAGAATTTCAAATATGTTGCTTTGTATTTTATTGACTGATAATGTTTCTTGTGTGTACTCGTATTTTTTAAGTGCATCAAGTCCATCAATTGCTTTAAATGTATATGGTCTTGGTTTATCTATGTTTGACCATTGAACAAGGTCCATTACAATGATACCAGCCCAATCCAATTCCCAATCCGTTGTGTATCTATAAACTAATAATTTTAGTTTGTTGTCTTGTGTGATTTGGTATTGTTCAAAGAACCTATCAAAATAACGATCATTGTTTGCATACGTGACTGATGTGCTTGATGACTTTATTGATGCAAGTATTTCATCCCCCTCACCTTTCCATTCAGTTTTTAGGTCAATAAGTCTTGGTTCAAATATTGGTTTAAATTGGTTCGCAACAATATATGTGTTTCCTATTTGATCGTAGGTTGCAGAATATGCAACATTAGTTGTGATTTGTGTAGTGATTCCATTTGAAAAAATTGATGAAACAATTGGCAATGGTGCTTGTGAAACTCCATCAATGTATAAAACCAACTCTTGACCAACCTCAAGAAAATCCCTCCAATCTTTGTCAACATAAAACGTGTTACCAGTTCCACCAATTATGTCAAGATTTGGAAGTCCAATATAATCATCACCAAACAATTCAACTTTGTATCGTGTGTTATTGTCAGACCTTAACTCACTCCTAAATATTACGTTTCCCATTTATCTTGAAAATCCTTTTTCTCTATTTTGAACCAATATTAAATCACGACCTGAAATCTTTGTTTCTAATGATATTGGTTGCAATGCCATTGTACCCATACCACCACCAGTTGGTGATGGTGATGGACCACCAGCATTCATGTCAATACCTTTTTTACTTACGTTTGATAATGCAGTTCCTGCAGCAATTAATGCAATACCACCGGCAATTGCAAGACCAGCACCAGCTGGACCAAGTTTTACAGATTCACCAATTGCTGATTCAGCAACACCAATGGCAATCATTGCCTCTCCAAATGTTTGCATAAATGCACCAATTGATTTCATAAAACCATCTCCAAAATTTTCAACATCTGCATCACCACTCATTGCATCCCCTAAAAACTTGCCAAGACTAACCGCACCTTGTGTTGCTAATTGTTGCAATCCACTTGATAGTGCTTCACCCATCTTGCCACCAATTCTATTCATTTTTTGAGTTTGCAAAAATGCTTCATCATTTTCATCCAATGGAATTGGTTCAACTTTAACTTTTAAAGTCAAAGGTGGCAAGTCTTTCATCATTTTTTCCATTGCTTCAGTTGGTGGAGTTACCTCACCCAACTTCAAACTTTGCAATGGATCAAGGGATGCAATTGTTCCAAATTTTTGTTCAAGTCTTTTGAACTTTTCAATTAATGTTTCAACCTTTGTTGTGGTTGTTGTTAAATCCTTATTTGTTTCTTCAGTTGGATTTACATTCTCAACCCTTTTTAATATTTGTTCTAATTGCTTTGTGTTATCATATAAATCAACATTTTCATTATTTACTTTTACAAGTTCATCTGAAAGTGTCTTTATCTGTTTTTCTATATTTGCAACACCAGCTAATTCAACTCCTTGAAACTCACTTTGCATTGCTCCTTGTTTGCCACGACCAGCTGCAAGTGCTTGTTGAAGTGCTTCCTTTTTTTGTAAAATTAACTTTTTTTGTAATTCTTGGCGTTCTTTTATTCTTGCATTTGTTTGTTCAATTATTGCTTTTGATGTTTCAATTGATATTTTTATTTCTTCAACGGATGCTTTTGAGCCTTTTTTCTTTAATTGATTAACCTTATCAATTTGAGTTCTTAATTTATCATAAGATTCACCAAGTTCATCTGTTGCATCTTTTACACTTCCAAACACTTCACCGCTTTCACTCGCTGCAATATTTAATGCAGCTAATGCTGATGATAATGCAATTGCAACCAATACCGCTGGATGTGCAATCAAGAATGCCATTGCAAGTTTTAATGCACCAAATGCATAAATCAATGGACCAATTGCAGCAGCAGTTGCAGCTAATTGAATGATGATTTGTTGTGTTTCAGGATTAAGTTGTGAAAAACCTTCAGCCAATTTTGCAAGAAAGTTTGTGACCTTAATAACGTGTGGTGCAAGTTTTTCACCAATCGAAATTCCCATTTCACTTACTGCTGACTGAAGTCTAAACATAGAACCTTCAAGTGTGTCATCCATGATTTTTGCCATTGCTTCGGCAGCACCACCTGACTTTTCATATGCTTCAGTAAGCTGGTTTGTTTTTTCAATATTTTCAGATAAAGTAATTGCAACACCAACAGAACGTTTGTCAAAAAATTCAAGTGCAGTTCCAGCTTTATCACTACTTTCAGATATTTTCTTTATTGCATCATCAAAATTAAAACCATCTTTTGTTGCCTTTAACATCATACCACGCAACATTGTTCCAGCGGTTGATGCTTCATGGCTATTGTTAACAAGCACAGATAATTGTGCAGTTGTTAGTTCCAATGAATTGCCCATTGCGTTTGCAATTGGTGCAACTTTATTCATTGAGTTTTGGAACTTTTCTAAATCAAGTGCAGATGATGAAAATGATTTTGCCATTACATCAGTCACACGTTGCATTTGATCCGCCTCTAATCCAAATGCTCTCAAAGTACCTCCAGCAATTGTTGCTGATTGTGCTAAATCTTCACCAGTTGCTAATGCAAGGTTTAATGTTGCACCAGTTATTTTTTCAATTTCACTTGCACTAAAACCAAGTTTTGAGTAATTCAACATTAATTCTGCAACCTCACTTGCAGAAAAACGTGTTGTCATACCCAATTGTCTTGCAGTGCTTTCAAGGTCTTTAAATGCTGAACCAGTTGCACCACTTATGGCTTTAACCTTCGCCATTGATTGTTCAAATGTTGCAAATGTTTTTGTTGCAACAGCACCCAGTCCAACAATTGGTGCAGTTAATGACATTGACATTGATTTACCAATGGACTGCATTTTTCGACCTGATGCTTGTAGTTGTCTAACTAAATTTTGTTGAGATGTACTAAATGCTTTTAAGTCAAACCCAGCACGTATGTTTATACTTTTCTTTGCCATTTTAATTGAACCAGTTTGGTTTTAGTTTTTTAAGTTGTTCAATTTCTGTTTTTGTGTATGGATTTGATTTTGTTCCTTTTTTACCGCTTTGTTCTTCCCATTCAAACTTCATCAAATCTTGTGGTCGTTTCATTGTTTTTTGCCCTTGTGATTTTAACGTTACATATGAAACCAATCTTGCAGTTTCCCACAATGATCTTGCATTTATATTTTCATTCAAACGATGTCCAACATATGCATCCCATATTTCAACCATTGTATAATTATTTAAACATAAAGGACTTTGTTTCAATGCACCCAAAACAAAACCCCTTATGAAATTATGCAATGGCAATTTTACTTTTTTGCTTCCACATTTAAGTTGTTAAATGCTGCCATGTCTTGTGACATAGCTTCAGTAAATACATTAATCAAACCCATGTCATCATCAATTGCATCAATAATAAAGTCCTTTGTGACCTTTTCACCTGATGATTTCATTCCAGCATAGGCAATGTCAACAATGGATTCCATTGTCATATTATCACCCATTTTTGAAACGCTTTCACCAGTTTCTTTTTCAAACATTAACAATGCTTTGAAACCGAATTTGAATTTGTACTCTTTGTTTTTAATTTTTATCATGCTACAAATATAAAAAAAGGGAATGAAGTTACCCCCATCCCCCATTTACACAATATAACAAAAATCAATTTCTTATGTAACTGCTTCTTTTGTCACATCACCAGTTCCTTCAAAAGACACTGAAAATGTACTTGATTCTTCAAGTCCATCAGTTCTTTCAAGTGAAGTAATAAAACAATCACCTCGATATTGCTGATCTCCAACAACCGATGTGGTCCATATAACCTCAACTTTTGTTCTTGCTTCAAAAACATCATACAAATCCTCATACCCATAAGACGCATCCTCAGCAAAAAATCCTTCAGCTGAACCGCTAAAACTTTTCTGCCCTGAAAGCGACTCTTTCCATCCGTTTGAGTCTTTTGTACTCGCATCCCTCGTTGACATATCGAATGTCAATGAGTTTGATGTTAAGTGTGCAACAGTTGTTCCAGCAACTGATATTTTTGCAATTGTTCCGTTTAATATACCTGTACTTGCCATTTTTTTATTTTCTTAAATTTTATACAATATTAATCACTCTTTGTT